ATGCCGCGCTTTCTCTGGTTACGTCTCCGACGACTACGTGTCCGTGTCCCCATAGCTTGCGTAATGTTTCTGATTTGTAGTGTTTGTTTCCTTTGTCTACTTTCAGTAGTTCTTTGTCTTTAAAGTCTAGCCCGAAGAGTATTGCGTGATAGTGGGCTCTGCCAAGAGCCTCCCGGCCATCCGAAATCGGATGGGGGGAGGGGGTTAAACCGTCTGCTTGGTAGACTTTTCCATATTCTCCACAGTGGAAGAATCTGATTTTTGTTCCGTTGTAGTGTTTACGTAGCCTTTTCATGAATTTTTGAAAGTGTTCTACGTTTATGCTCTTGTCTGCGGGTTCCTCGGCATAGGTTAGTGTTATGAAGGAGTTTTCCTCGTGCATTTGGGCCTCGTGTACCATTCTGGTTGCCCATTCCTGGCTTCGTCGTAAACGACAGCCCAGGCATTGTCCGCACGGGACCTCCATTTTAATAGATGCGCTTTCGTATTTTGTGAATGTGAACCCTCCGCCTATACGGCGGAATCCCTTGATAGGGTAAAAGCATTGCATCTTTAGAGTCGTATTCCGCCACGCATTAGTCCTGTCAAGCGATTACGCTTATGTCGTTTGGTGGCTGTTTTCGCGAACATTTTTTTAGAAGTTCTCTTTGATACTTTTGATCGTCTTCGCATAGTGCTCATCCTCTTTTGTTAGAGTGCGCATAATATATATTATGGCACTTGTTTTATATCCTAATGGAATAAGAACCATTAGTATAGTTTCTACTAACTGACTGGTGTCAGTTAGCACAGTTGACATCAAGTAGGGTCAACTGTGTCCCCTTCGGGGATAGTTTCGCCCGTATTGCTCGGAAGAGAATCTTCCTCCGCATAAGCGCGATTTAATAGGCCTAATCGTTCCATTTCTGGGTGGTTTTCTTCGTTAGATACGAAATTTAGGTATGCAGCGGGATCATTTCCGAATCGAGATCGTAGTGAAGAGGGTAGGTCGCTGAACGCTTCTTGAGCCTCAATTACGATATTCATAGCTTCTTGAAATGTTGTTCCGTCTGCTTCACCGTATGTTGCTTGGTGTTTTGCGGCGTGGTTTATAACGCCTGTTTGCTGGAACTTGGCCATTATGTTGTTTATTTCGCATTCGTCTGCGAATGATTGTTTTGTACGTGATACGGGATCTGGTATGAAGGGTCGTCTTTCGAACTCCCTATAAGGTTTTCTGAACCTTGATGTTGTCATTGCTATTCCTTTGGAGGTGTATAGTTTCTGACATTGTCAGACCTATCTATATGTTCGTTAAGTCCGGGGAATACTATTGATCTATATCCCCTCCAAGCATCTCTTAGTGCTGATCCTGTTGGTATCGCCTGACCTAGTTCTTTTGCGGCGTTTGTCATAATTCTTTCGAATTCTTTCCAATTGTCTTTGTTTATTGCTTGGTTTGCTAAACTCACAATCGCCTTGTTCATGCCGGTTTGCGAGAGAGCAGCGTTTAATTTTCTTTGTTTTGGAGGTAAATTTTTGTCGTAAAAATTATCTACTAAAAATTGTTCCCTTGCTGCTTTTGCGTTTGTGAAGTTAGCCTGTGCGCGTTGATTTGATGCTGCTGATAACGCGCTATTTGTTGCGTTAAATGATGATACCCCGGCACCTAAAGCGCTTTCGACTCGCGTTGACGCTCCTCCGGGTGTTGATGCTGGTGACTTTGCTGAAAGTATGGGGTTGAGTCCTGCTAGTTTCATATCTTTCATTGCGCGCTGGTACGCGCTGTTGGACATTCTTTCTTGAAATGCCATTTGCTCCCTTGCGAGAGCTATGTTTTGTTTATTGGCTTTGTCCTGTCCTCGTTTGCCCATCAGGCCACCGAGGAGTGATCCGCCTACTTGTAACGCTGTAGCCCAAGTCATTAGAAGTGATCTACCATGCCCGGTACGCCATATAACGGCATTGGCCTGACGCAATTCATGCTGAAGTAACCGTCGAATAGGAATTCGGGTTCGCTAGGTACAGCTATTACGCGGTCTACTGGCGGGTTGTCTTCTATGAATGATGCGTTTAGTGCTGGTAGTGATGCAAAGTCTTGTGATAGATGCCATGCATCTAGTGTTGTTGTTGCGTTGCTTCTAAATTGTCCTGTGATCAGGGAAGGTTTGTATCTATATTCGGCGTATCGTTCTTGGTAGCCGAATGTTTCGTCGTCGGCTGACGTACCCTGGAAATATATTTCTTTGTTGAGTACTGATTGTTCGCCGATATTTGCGAGTGCAGGCCAGTAAAAGTCGTATCTTGTGTTTCTACTCCACATTCTGTTTAGACCTTGCTGATAGGTTAAATCAGCTCTGACGTTGATTAGGCAAAGTATTGTGGAGTGTTCTGTAAAAGATTTTGTAAATCCTATTTGGTCTAGTGTAGCGGTTCCCATTGCTGAGAGATTGCCTTGTGGACTAGTTGTATCTGTTGATGATGTTTGTGCTATTGGTGAAATGTTCACCATTTTTGTTCCACCGCCTAGATATTCTGATCGCCATCCGGCGCTAGGTGTGGTTACTCCAAAATGAGATTTGATCACTTCCACGTAGCGGGTTCCGCCACGAGCATCCCTCTCTAGGAGTTTTTGTACTTGGAATGCTTGTCGTAATTGGTTGATTGTTGCTGCTGTTGCATCGGAAAGGTCTGTTACCAGATTGGTTGTATTCCATTCTAGCGAACCACCTGTTGTTGCAGTTGTTGGAATTGATACTGTGTCAACTCCCGTATCAACTCTTAATAGTTGATTTGTTGAACCCGATCCGGGTTGATCGAATGTTGGTATTCCTGATCCAGTTGGAATAACTGGTGCTGTTGTTCCAAGGGGTAGGTCGACTGAATCGCCTTTTTGTGGCCATGGCAATGCTGAGGTGAAGTAATCGTGACGTTTACCGCGTTTTCTTAACTGGTACATGTCTCTAACGGCAACTATGTCTGAGCCTGCGTCTGGACCGTCGCCCGTGATTTCATCTATTGAATCTTGTAAATTTTGATCCCTAAACCATTCATTATAAACACGATTGTACATTCGAGCAGGTAAGGAACTAAGTTGTGGATAGGTGTTTCCTACTTTTGTGGGAGCCCCCATATAATCCATTAATGAACCTTCTTGAACGACTGATGAATGTGTACACATAATGGGTATTGTGTAATCTATTGAATCACCGGGATCGATTTGTTCTCCGCAGAATTTTTCCCAGTTGTCCCATAGTAGACGGTTTGGGCAGGAGAAATAGAAGACATCCATAAAAAGGTTGTCCATAACTGGGTATATTGGTGTTGCCATTCGAGCGAATGCTGTTAGGTTGCATTTGAATGTGTCTCCCGGCAGTGCTTCGTCGACCATTATCGGATACAGGTATCCTGTGTCGAACGTAGTTTTGTAGGAGTGGCTTCTATTGAAGCTACTCCGGGGTATTTGAACTGCGGGTACTTCGCTAAATGTGTGATTGCTGTTGCTAGGTCTGCGGTTCATCGTATTCGTCCTGGTCTGGGTTTTTGTATTCGATGCCATTACCAATTGTTTGGTGTTCCTGGTCTATTTGACCATTGTCATCGTTGTAGTTTGCTATCTTGAATAGCGTGTAGTCTTGTGGGTGTTTGCTAAATTGGTGATCGCGTGAGTTGATGCAATCACTGAATGTTCTTATAGCCATACCAGTTTCTGGTAATATGAATGGTGGCAGGTATGCTTTCGCTTTTTCATCGTAGATGCTGAACATGTTGTATTTCATTTTAACCCTCTCTTTAATTTATATACTTTGGCCTGTAAGCAAGTTTCTTTTACTTTTAACCTTTCAGGCGTGTTGTCTGCTTTGCGTTTCATTGCTTTTTTGTAACGTTTTTCTTTAATTACCTCGTGTGTGTGGGGTTGTTCCTCCTTAAGTTTTTTTAGGTAGTATTGTGGTACTGGTACTTTTTTGCCTTGTACGATGCATTCATCGTGTGGAAATAGGTCGTTTTTGTATTTTCTATACCATGATTCGCCTATACCTGGTCGGCGACTCATAGTTGTATATTCAGGTTTTACGGGGAAGACTTCTCCGTCTTCCCCTACCTTTTTGTAGTAGTCTCCGGCCATTTCGCCGTTTACTTTTTTCATTACGTATCGCGCTACGTATGCCGCGCTTTCTCTGGTTACGTCTCCGACGACTACGTGTCCGTGTCCCCATAGCTTGCGTAATGTTTCTGATTTGTAGTGTTTGTTTCCTTTGTCTACTTTCAGTAGTTCTTTGTCTTT